GCAAGAGAACTGTTTCAGAACGGAGAATTTCATACTGATGATGTTATCAAGACAAGCGATAATGATATTGAAGAATTGAAAAAAATAGGACATAAAATAAAAGTTTTATGTTTGACTGGTGGTGAACCTTTTTTAATTAAAGAATACTATGATTATTTGGATTACTTGATTGAAAACGGTTTATCAAAAAACATAAAGATAGAATTGTTTACAAACTGTAGTACATATAATGAGAAGTTTGTTTCCAGATTATTAGAATTTAAATCGGTAGAGTTTATTGCAAGTATTGATGGTGTAGGAAAAACAGCAGAATATATCCGTCATGGAACAAAATGGTCTGTTGTAGAAAAAAATATTAAAGAGTTCGCAAAACAATTTAATAATTTTTCTTTCAATACAGCGATAAGCCAATACACATTATTAGATGTTTCAAGGCTTGCCATTTTTCTGATGGAGTTATATAATATAAACAATGACATTGCAACAAGATGTTATGCGGTGGTTTCACCAAAAAATTTACACTTTTTGAATATGCCTGAACATCATAAACAAAAAGCGTATGAAGAAATAGAAAAAGCAACAGAGATATTAAAACCTAAAAATTTTTATGCCTTTGTTAAAGAGATTAACGATATAAAAAATAATTTAAAAAATACACCAACAATAGATTCAAATTCTTATTTTGAATTTACAGAAAAGTTAGATAAACTTCGTGGTGAAAATTTTGAAGAAACTTTTGGAATCAATTTAAGATAGTTTTATTCCACAGTAGCACAGCGGTAGTGCAGTTGACTGTTAATCAATTGGTCGTAGGTTCGATCCCTGCCTGTGGAGCCAAATACGGAGTGTAGCACAGCCTGGTAGTGCGCTTGCTTTGGGAGCAAGAGGTCCAAGGTTCGAATCCTTGTACTCCGACCAAGAACCTCGCCTTTGTTGACGGCGTAGAGAAGGATAAATTGTCAACAATATGGGCTGGTAGTGATAATGGGAGCACAGTAGCTTTGCAAGCTTCGAGTAGGGGTTCGATTCCCCTCCGGTCCACCATATTTCGGTGATATAGCATAGACGGATATGCACGGGTTTCATACGCCTGCAAGGTTGGATCGTTACCAACTATCACCACCAATTTCTGTCCTTAGCACAACTGGAGAGTGCATCAGGCTACGAACTTGAAGGTTGGGAGTTCGAATCTCTCAGGACAGGCCAAGTTTAGGATACTTACAGCAAACACAAAGGCATACAAAGCCGTTGGTAACTGGTTCGAATCCAGTATTATCCGCCATTTAGGATGATTAGCTCATTTGGTAGAGCAACGAAAAAAGTATCCTGTTATATTATGCCCTTGTAGCTCAGAGGAAGAGCACCGTCTTGATAAGGCGTAGGTCGACATTTCGAAATTGTCCAAGGGTACCATTGTCTCGCTGGTGTAACGGCAGCATGTCGGTCTCCAAAACCGTTGGTCGGGGTTCGAATCCCTGGCGAGGCGCCATTTATTAGAAAGGTGATTGATATGAAAAAATTCAACTTAGATGAAGTCAGAGAATTCCTTGCAACACAAGGACCTGATACCCGTGTATACTTGGGTGCCGACTCCGAACGAGTAAGAGTTAACGGCGTATGGTATGCTGACTATGCATTGGCGGTTGTTGTTCATATTGATGGCCGCCACGGTTGTAAAATCTTTGGATACGTTGATCGTGAATTGGATTATGACCACAAGAAAAGCAAACCTGCTATGCGTCTGATGACGGAAGTATACAAGGTTTCTGAATTGTTCCAAGAACTACAAGATTCTTTGGAAGATTTCCATGTTGAAGTTCACTTGGACTTGAACAAGGACGAAGAATTCGGATCTTCTTGTGTTGTTCAGCAAGCGATTGGTTACATCAAAGGTACATGTAACATGACACCTATGGTAAAACCAGATGCACCTGCTGCTTCGTTCTGTGCAGACCGTTTGAAACGAATCTTGGCCGAACAGGAATAATCTCCTACATAAGGGTTTAACCCTGAGGAGATTATGATGGCAAGACAAAAAGATTTATCAAAAACGGCAAACCGTGACGCACATGTTGCTCATGGTAAAGAAAGAAGTCCAAAGTGGCCACATGTGGAAAAACTTCATCTGAAGTTGGAACCCGTGTGTGCTGCTTGTGGTTCATCCAAGAAATTGAATGTTCACCACAAAAAACCATTTCATCTTTTTCCAGAATCTGAATTGGATCTTAACAATCTAATTACACTTTGCATGGATAAAGAATGTCATGTGAAAATTGGCCACGGCGGCAACTTCAAAGATTACAATCCTGATGTTGCTGAAGATTCGGCCAAAGTATTAGCAAACCAATCTCTATTTGAAGAAGTGGTTGTTGGTGCAGAAAAAAAACGTTTAATAGCTTAATGCAGGTATTAGTTTAGTGGCAAAACCCCGGGTTGTGATTCCGTTATCAAGAGTTCGATTCTCTTATGCCTGCCCAATGCCCCGTTAGTTTAATGGTAGAACACCGCCCTTACAAGACGGCCACGGCAGTTCGATTCTGTCACGGGGTACCAAATATTGGCGATATAGCTCAGTTGGTAGAGCAGCGGATTGAAAATCCGTGTGTCACTGGTTCGACTCCAGTTATTGCCACCAGTTTAGGATAGGTTCAGCAAAAAAAGCTTATGCTTAGTGCAATGGTAGCACGTTTCCCTTTTAAGGAAAAATTGCGAGTTCGATTCTCGTAGCAAAAAAACTATCCTGTTATGCCCCTTTGGACAAATTGGTAAAGTCACCTCTCTCAAAAGGAGGAGTTCTCTCTGTTCGAATCAGAGAAGGGGTACCATGCTCTCATAGTATAATGGCATTACACACCCTTGGTAAGGGTGAAACACAAGTTCAATTCTTGTTGGGAGCACCAGACTGTTTTAATCTTGTTAATTTCTTTTTGATGTATGCTGTTCTGGCAACATCATGTTCACATATTTCAGCCAACAAAGCAATAATATATCCTAAATCATAGGCCAGTTTTTGTCCAGAAGTTTTGTGCTGGTTGCCAGAATTCTGGAGTTGTTCTATAATATAGTCTGTAAGTTGTTTTTTATTCATGTAAATATTTATTTGCCCCGGTGACGGAATTGGTATACGTGTTGGTCTTAGAAGCCAAATTTTGAGAGTTCGAGTCTCTCCTGGGGCACCAATTTAGGAGTTTATGATGGATTTTTTTGAGTTTTCATCATATATTATTAAAACAGAATTTTCTAATCATCAAGATATTAAAGTTGAACTTCTGAAGTTATTTTATGAAGCTGATTCTGAATCATCAGAAAAAAAATTTGATTTAAATCCTTTTGAAAATATAACCAAATTGGATTGGTCGAGATCGACAGATACACAAAGAAAATGGGTGAAGTATTTTTTCCCGCATCTGAAAATAAAATTAGATGAAATTTTTAAAAAAATGGGTTACTCACAATATTCACTTGAAGCCTTGTGGTTCCAACAGTATGAAAAAGAATCTTATCATGGTTGGCATGTTCACGGCAGTAATTTTACGGCAGTTTATTACGTTGAATTGCCAGAAGATTCTCCTGGAACAGAAATAATTAACCCTCCATTAAATAAAAAAATTCATATTGATGTTAAAGAAGGTGATGTTATACTTTTTCCAAGTTATGTAATACATAGAGGTCCACCTAATATGTCGAACGAAAGAAAAACCATTATATCTTTCAATACATCAGTTAGTGAAATACAAAAAGATACATTAAATAAAATTCATCTTTTAAGTTGATACATTTTTCTGCCGTTAGTATAATGGATAATACAGTAGGCTTCTACCCTACGAATGTGGGTTCGATTCCTTCACGGCAGGCCATTTTAAGGAAAATTTATGAACATAGGATTTAGTGGGTGCAGTTTTACCTCTGGTGCTGAAATGTTAGATCCAATTAAAGATAGATATTCAGCTGTAATCGCTCGTGAATTAAATATTAATGAATACAATGTTTCTAAAAATGGAAATTCAATAGATATAATATGCAAAAGTATGTATGACTTGACAAAAAAAATCAAATTGGATTTTGCAGTCATACAAATAACTGCATTTAGCAGAATAAGTTATGCTTATGAAAATGAAATTCGCAATTTTATATTATATCAGAAAAATTTTCAAAGCAATCAAGTCAGAGATTTTCACCTTTATTTGTATTCAGCTAAGACAGATTATAAATTGTGGTATGATTTACAGAAGTGGAAAATATTTGCTATTCATGAATATATGAATAGTTTAAAAATACCACATATATTTTTGTTCATGGGTTTGGATGAAATGGAATTATTCAAGGATGATCCAGATGTTCCAGAAACTTTAATTTGGCATAAAACTGCTTTACGTAAATTTTGTAAAGAAAATAATTACCCAATAGGAGAAAACCTCCATCCATTAGAATTGGGACATGAAATGATCGCAAAGCAGATTGTTATTCCATACATCAAGGAAATGTGTGATGTGGTTTAGATTTAAAATATATCTCGATATTTTATGGCATAAAATTCGTGGAAAAAAACATCCATTGGAAATAGCCAGAGAAAGAGATCCTTTTATCTATGAAGAATGAATTTGTTGGTTTCACTCAAGGATTTCATACTGAATCCTTGGCCATCATTAAAGATGAAGAATGTGTTTTTTATCCTAAACATATAGATACATCACTTGTTTGTACTGATGAAATTGCTTTCTATGAAAAACCTTTGTTGAAAAGAACAAGACAATTTTATGCAGGTCAATATAAAACATCATTCAAGAATATTAACTTGAAGTTGAAACCAAAATATTATTTCAGTCATCATTTGTCCCATGCGGCAAATGCATTTCAAACTTCAAACTTCGATACTGCAAATATAATTGTTGCGGATTCCATAGGTGAATGGGATACATTGAGTGTCTGGAATGCAAAGTATGAAAATGGAAATGCAACATACAAAAAGATATACTCCAAAAAATATCCTTTTAGTTTTGGATTGTTTTATAGTTCTATAGTGCAACTTGTTGGTATGAAACCAAATTGTGATGAAAATAAATTCATGGAATTATCAATGATGGGTAGAGTTATTCCTGATTTGTTGTTAGATATGAATGAACAGTTAGAACACCGAAACAATCACAAAGGTTGCAAAGGCTTTTATTCTAATTATAGTTCTGAAGATTTATCCGCAACTTGTCAAGCTTTACTTGAATATAAGTTGTTGCAGGTTTTTAAAAAGTACCAACATAAAAATATTTGTTTTTCTGGTGGTGTGGCTTTTAATAGTTTGGCTGTTGCCAAATTGGTAGATATAGGATATAATATATTTGTTCCTAAAAATCCTGGTGATCCGGGTAGTGCGATTGGTGCAGCTGCATTAATCTACAAAAAAAGAATTGCGGGTGTGGTGGAACGGTAGACACAGGAGACTTAAAATCTCCCGCCTAGAGCGTGACGGTTCGAATCCGTCCACCCGCACCAAAAGGTGCTTGACATTTGATTGAAAAGGATATATAATATACTCTGTTGCGGGATTGGTGCTAGTGGTAACACGGGACCTTGCCAAGGTTCAGTTGCGAGTTCGATCCTCGCATCCCGCTCCAAATTGCCCTGTTAGTTCTAGTGGTAAAACATCGGTTTTGTAATCCGAGGTCGGGTGTTCGATTCACCCCCAGGGCACCAGATAACGCTTGACTCTACAAATTTTTTGTGATATAATCTGTTTTTGTTATGAATGATTGAGAAAGTTTTTAGGTAAGGTTCAGCAAACAAACTAGCTTTAAAACGCTGTCTGCTAACCATCCTATGGTAGTTAACTGGAGCACGGAGTCTTTGACCGAGTGTGTTGAAAGTTTCTATTGAAATAGGATTAGCGAGGAGAGTTTCGATTGTCTCTCTGTAATCAAAAAGTAGGAAACTTACCTGTTGTTTTTTTTGGATGATTACAGCAATATAAAATCAACTACGAAAGCGCCTAATAAGCGATAGTGCCTGTAGAATATAGGATAGTGTCAGTAGAATATTGAATCGGTTTCGGTGACGATCATTTGAATAGGGTTGTGGACGTATAAACAAGGCAACCAGAAAATAAATTACGGCGTCCGGTCATCCAGTTTGTTTTTAGGATAGGTTCAGCAATCAAAGAGCATTCAACTTGTAATTGAAAACGCAAAAAACTATCCTGTTATTTTGAAGGAGAAAAATTATGAACACTTTTGTAAATGCAGTTGTTAATCAAGAAGCTCGTACCACCAATGGTATGAAGGCTCGCAAATCTACCGCAAATGCGGTTGTAGATTTATTCTACAACATCGGCGCAAGCCGTGGTAAGGACATTGTGCCTGCTTTTACGGCCGCTCTGGTTGAAAACCGTGAGTTGGCTTTGCGTATTGCTGCATGGGCTCGTGATGCCCGTGGTGGTGCCGGCGAACGTGAATCGTTCCGTAACATTCTCCGTTATTTGGAAAAGACTGATGTTGAAGCCGCTAAGGCTCTCTTGGCAAAAGTTCCTGAACTTGGCCGTTGGGATGATATCTTTGTTTTCCAAACCGATGTGATGAAGTCTTTGGCTTATACCATGCTCGGTGACGCATTGCGTGAACGAAATGGTTTGGCTGCTAAATGGACTCCTCGCAAAGGCCCTATTGCGGCAGAAATTCGTGCGTTCTTCGGAATGTCACCTAAATTCTACCGTAAATCTCTGGTTGAAATGACCAAGGTTGTTGAACAAAACATGTGTGCTAAAGAATGGGATACCATTAACTTTAGTCATGTTCCTTCTGTGGCAGCTGCTCGTTACAAGAAAGCATTTAACCGTAATACTCCAAAGTATGCGGAATATGTGCAGTCTCTTGTAAAAGGTGATAACCCAGAAGTGAAAGTAAATGCATCTGTGGCATACCCATATGATGTGCTGAAAGGTCGTGTAAACGGCTATGTGAAGTTTGACAAGACCGAATTGGACTTGATTGAAGCACAATGGAATGCATTGCCTAACTATGTTGGTGATGCAAACATTCTACCTTTGGTAGATGTATCTGGTTCTATGACTTGTTCTGCGGGCGGTTATGGTTCTAAGAGCCAATTGACTTGTTTGGATGTTTCAGTATCTCTTGGTCTATACCTTGCAGATAAGAACAAGGGTAAGTTTAAGGACACGTTCCTGACCTTCTCTGGTTCTCCAGAACTGTTGCACCTACAAGGTAATATCAATCAGAAGATTGACCAAATGATTAAATCTAAATGGATGATGAACACCAACATCAATGCAGCGTTCAAGAAAATTCTTGATGTTGCAGTAAAAGGTGGTGTTCCACAAGAAGAAATGCCAGACATGGTATTGATTCTGTCAGACATGCAGTTTGACCAATGCGTAAGTCACGATGATTCTGCCATTGAAATGATTGGCCGTAAATATCGTGAAGCAGGTTACGAACTACCTAAGGTAGTTTTCTGGAACCTGAATGCCTCTTATGGCAACGCACCTGTGAAGTTTGACAAGAGTGGTACCGCTCTTGTATCTGGATTCTCTCCAGCAATTGTGAAACCACTTTTGTCTGGTGATCTAGAAACCTTCACACCAGAATCTATGATGATGAAAGTCATCATGGATGACCGTTACAAAGTATTGTGATGGTATTGACGCCTATATATTAGGCGTCATTTTAAAACACATTCGACAAGATCAGATTGTGGCATCGTAAGTTCTGGTCCAATTGGTATTCACTATGATGCTTGAATGTGTTTTAAAATGATATGCGGGTATTCTCCTGGGAGAGAATTTAGCCTTCCAAGCTAACAGAATCGGTTCGAATCCGGTTACCCGCTCCAGTTTTATGCGGTATGGTATTAACTGCCTGGGAGTCCATCTTAGGAGTGTTGTGAGAATCAATAATACCGCTCCAAATATTGTTAATAAATTGAACTCAAATTTTTGTCCTGCACCTTGGATGAGCCTATTTGCTCACGGCGATTCAACCGGCATATGTTGTGTTGATACCGGAAAATTAAAAGTTTCTCCTTTAGAGTTTAGAAGCAGCCAACACTTAAAAGAAATAAAACAACAATTCTTAGAAGGAAAACAGCCTTCAATTTGTTCGACTTGTTGGAGATCAGAAAGTCAAGGTCTCCAAAGCATCAGACAACATTACATTAAAAATAATCCAGAATATACAGATTCAACTAAGTTCTCCTTAGATACAGAACTTCCTGTTGAACATATTGAATTACGATCAAGCAATTTATGTAATTTCAGTTGTAGGATGTGTAATGGTCAAAATAGTATAGAAATAAAAAGAGAAATAGAAAACAAATCACATCTATCGAAATGGTTTTATTCAGGAAATTTTGATTCTGATATGCCAGAAAAAAACTGGAAAGAAGTTTTAGAAATAACTAAAAATCTAAAAAAATTATTTCTTACTGGTGGTGAACCATTATTAATGAAAGAATATTATGATCTGTTGCAACATATAATAGATACAGGTAGAAGCAAGGAGATATCTCTAATAATCTATACGAATTGTAGTGTATACAATCCAAAATTCATCGATATGTTACTACAATTCAAGAATGTTAAATTGTGTTTGAGTGTTGATGCTGTTGGTAAAGTTGCTGAATATCAAAGACACGGAACAAAATGGAATGTTGTCTATGAAAATGTGATGAAGTTTTGTAAACTTCCATTTCAAATACAGATACAATCAACAATATCCGCTTACACACTATTAGATTTTTCAAAGTTGTCTAGTTTTTATAATGAAATTTTAAAACTTAAAAATGATGCTGTTTTTAATGCACACGTTGTTTTAAATCCTAGACCATTAAACTATATGAATTTGTTTGGAGATTTAAGAAATAAAGCCATACAAGAGATAGAAATTTCTTTGTCGGAACTGGAAGATAATTGTTTTTACCAAGTTAAAAATCAGTTGAAAAACATATTGACAAATTTACGTGAAGGTGATACAATAGATAGCACAAGTTTTGTTAATATGACAAAAGATTTGGATGTATCCAGAAATGAAAATTTTCAAGAAGTTTTTGGATATATAATTTAATTAGACGCAGGGTGGAGAAGTAGTAACTCATCAGGCTCATACCCTGAAGAACGGCGGTGCGAATCCGTCCCCTGCAACCAATTTGAAAGGTGAATATGTTATTGCCATTGCATAATAAAGTTGTTGTTCAAAGAATTGAAAATCAAGGAATGAGCTCCGGTGGAATTATTTTAAATAGATCCGAAGAACCCGATCTCGCAAAAGTGATTGCAACTGGTCCTGAGGTTGATGAAGTTTTTGTTGGTGATACTGTTCTATTGGACTGGAATAAAGCAGTTAAATGTGGTGAAGATTTTGTTATTACTGTAGATAATATTATTATGATTTACGGAGATTAATATGTCTGATGGTGGAAAAGGGTCAAGTCCAAGACCATATAGTGTAGACCAAAAAACTTTTTCAAATAATTGGGATAGAATTTTTAATAAACCCACACCAAAAGAAATAGATGATGCAAAAGCTGAGGACGAAGCGTTTGCTGAAATCGAAAAAAAGTCAAAAAACAATTAAAAAAAGTGATTGATCCGGATATATATTGTTATGAAAAAGCTTGTAACTATCAAATCTCTGGATCATCCTCTAGCACAATATCTGAAAGATGATCCTGTTCGTCCTGACATTCCTCATGATGTGAGAGTGAGTGCAAATTCGACCGTGTTTGCATTACAGGATGAAGATAGAGTTTCAGCAATGGTCTGTGTAAAATATCAAGATCAGGTTCCATCAAACATGGATGAATTGATGGACGAACCTAAGCATCCAACAGTTGCGGTTTTCTATACTATCTGGAGTTATATGGCTGGCGCAGGCCGTGATATGATTTTAGAAACAAGAAAGTGGATTGAGGACAACAATCCTGAGATTACCGAATTTGTTACTTATAGTCCAAAGACCGAAATGGCTCGCAAATTTCATCTAAAAAACGGTGCATCAACTTATCGTGAAAATGAAGATTCGGTAAACTACAAGTATGATTAACGTTTTGTCAACATATACATGCCTATACCATAGATAAAAGATAAAAGAATGGAGAAAACAATAAACATCAAAGCTTTATCTAAAATTGCAACGTGACCTTCCGCTTTTGCTTTTTTTAATGCTGCTTCTCTCTCATTTCGTTCTTTAATCATTCTTAATCTTTCACGTTGCATTTCATCCCAAACATCTTTATTACCACTCCAAATAAGCATATCTCTTAATTCGATTTCGGCTTCTCTTAAAGCTTTACTCTGTAGTGCTATCTGTAAACTTAGTGATCTTATTTGACCATCCGTCAGTTCTGATATTCCAGCTTTGATTTTGTTATGAGCAATATGGATCTTATCGCCATTCTCAAAAAAATTTGCAAATTGTCCATAAAGATTTTTTACATCTTTTCCTAAAGCCATTGCTTGTTTTATACCACTTACAGCCTGTTGCGCTGCTGTAAAAGCTAAACCAATTGTAATTGGATCCATTTTTAAGTTCCAGATTTACAGATTTGTGGGTATAGTCTATTTGAACAATCTTTAATTTTCCATTCTAGACAAATAACTTTTCTATTGTAAACATCACCTGACCAGACCCATCGGACACATTCAAGAATAACTGGTTCCTTTGGGTCTTGTGCGGCCAATATTGTGAACAATAGAATGTCCAACATTATTTTGCAAGTGGATTGTCAATTGCCTTTTGAATTTTATTATCAACATCACGATTCATTTTTTCTAGTTTAGCTTCAGTATCACGTTTCATTTTGTCCATTTCATCACGGACTTTATCTAATCTTTCAACTACATCTTTACGAACAGATTTCATATCTTGGTCTGTTTCACGGTTGGCTTGCTTAACATAACGTTCAACCTGTTCAGTTACACCTTCGTTTCTACGAATATCATTTTTTAGGTCTGTCTTGATATCACGGGTGTAATCTGCTGTTTTGGCACTATTCTGTTCAATAACAGCCAATCTTTTGTCAAACTCAGATAAATCTGGTGCAACATATTCGGCAATCTTTTTCTTCATGCCTTGATAGTCTTTATAGACTTCAAATGCACCATACAGTCCACCCAATGTTGATGAGATAAGTGTAAATGCAACCATCAGTTTGGCTGGCGTGAATTCATAACCACCGATACTGATAACAGTATCCTTAGAAGCATACTTTTTAACAGCAGCTTCTGCTTCGTCAATCTTTTTGTTTACGTCTTTAATTTCTTCTGACATTTTAATTTCCTATTTTGTATTGTGAATCTACCATTTCTTGCCATTTCGTTTCATTCGCACCACTCAATCTACGCTGAATTCTTTGATTATCAACTGTAGGTTTTTCATATTGTCTGGCCATAAGTAAAGCGTTTACATCAGGTACGATTGCATTTTTGTATGCATCAAAACCTGGCACATAATTCATTACACCAACAACCAAACCTTGTGTAGCAACTTGTGATTCAATTGTTTTGGCTCCTTGTGCCTCTTTTGCAATTTCTTTTTGAACCTTTGCAACTGCGGCCTTCATATCGGATTTATTACCGCCTGATCCACCACCAGAACCACTAGATGGTTCCATTTTCTTTTCAACAGTATCAGCAACTTTTTGTTCGGTCTTGGCTTGTTCTTGCTTCTGTTCTTGTTGTGCAGCAACTTGAGTAGGAGGTGGTGCAGACTGGCTTGTTGCTTGTTGTGTAACAGTTTGTGTTGCCACAGGTTGTGTATTCACAACAGAAACCGGTGAAGCAGGAGAGACAGACGTTGCGGATGTGGCTGAAGTTGTTGCTGGTGGAGTTATCGCATTATTTACATTTGTATCGGCCACCAGTTGAACTGTTCCAGTAGAAGATGTGGTTGTGGTATTTGATGTTGTGGTTGTTGCAGTAGTCGTAGATGTTGTTGTAGTTGTACTGGATGTGGTTATATTTTGTTGTTGCAGCAATTGTTGTTTTGCATATGCAGTTGAATAGTTTGGACATTGGTTACTGTATAAACCGTTTGCATTACATTGTTGAGTAAAATATGCCTGTGCATATCCAGGACATCCAGAATCATATAACGCATTTGCTGTACATTGTTGGTTGTAATACGCTTGAGCGTAACCAGGACATCCTTTGTCGTATAAAGGATTGACCGAACATTGTTGGTTGTAATACGCTTGAGCATAACCCGGACAACCTCTATCGTATAATGGATTGGCCGAACATTGTTGTTTGTAGTATGCTTGTTGATAACCAGAACAATCTGTCATGTATAAAGGATTGATGCTGCATTGTTGATTATGATAAGCAGCTGCATAACCAGGACAACCTCTATCATATAAAGCATTAATACTACATTGCTGATTATAGTAGGCCTGTGCATATCCTGGACAGTCTGACATATAAAGAGTGTTGATACTGCATTGCTGGTCATGGTATGCTTTAGCATATCCTGGACATCCAGAATCATATAATGGATTGACTGAACATTGTTGTTTATAATAGGCTTGTGCGTAACCAGGACATTGACTATTGTATAATGGGTTAGCAGAACATTGTTGATTGAAATACGCTTGTTGATAACCAGGACAATCTATATTGTAAAGTGGATTTGCTGTGCATTGTTGTTTAAAGTATGCTTGTTGGTAACCAGGGCAATCAACTGCATATAAAGCATTAACAGAGCATTGCTGGTCATGATATGCTTGAGCATATCCTGGACATTGTGTGCTGTATAATGGATTTGATGAACATTGTTGAGACAAATATGCCTGTGCATAACCAGGACAATCGGTGGCATATAAAGGATTCGCAGAACATTGCTGGTCATGGTATGCTTGAGCATATCCTGGACAATTTGAACTGCTTAATGGATTAACTGAACAAGAATCAAATGTATAATTCAAAGTTAATGAAGCATTTTTAACCTGAGGTCCATAATAACCCGCCCAATATCTATCGTCCTTTCCAGTAAAGGTCATTCTAATGGACGAAACACTTGATGACAACATTGCTGGTGAAAACGATTCTGTTCCTTTAACTGTGGTCCATCCATCTGTTGTCTTTGGTAATGTCCAATTTTTGGTATACAAATTTGAACCATTTACACCATCAAAAATAACACTTGCGCTTAATGTTCCTCGGCTTGTATCTTGGTTAAGATAGTCCCACGAATAATTATATCCCAAAAAACTCATGCCTGAATTTTGTAGTGCGGTATTAAATGCATATTTGTATGCAGCCGTGCCTGTCACATAACCAAAAGCAATACTATTTTGTGATGAAATATAACCTGGAGTTGAGCCTCCGCTATATCCTTGAGGAGCGGTTATATTTGTAACACCAGTAATTGTCGTGTAAGTTCCCATAGTTGGATTTACCAAATTTGGTGAAACCATTACACCACTTGGTGGTGTTTGTGCCGAAACACAAGAAATCATAAATGAACATAATAAAATTATGCGTTTTATCATTTCTCTTTTACAGGAGTTGGTATTTTATCTGGGTTTTCTTCCCAATATGATTTGGCATCCACACCAATTTTACCTTCTACTGGACATGGTGTTCCTGCACTCATCATGGCATCAAATACTCTGCGATCTTGGCAAAGTGTAGCCACGGCCGCAACTTTCATACCCATGTCGTATAGGTTTTTTGCAAGTTTAATACGTTCACAATTCATGTCTCTTGCGGTAGAACCAAAAGATAATCCAAAGATTTGTGTTTGGACTGCACCAGACGCACCAACAACGCACAAATCATTGTTGATAGATGTAATCGCAGGTGCAATAGCGGAAGGAGGAGGAGTATGTACGGTTGTTTCCGATTTTGAGTAACTGGTGCTATTGGTGTTACTATTTGAAGTCGAATCAGTTACAATGGTCTGTGCCATCGATGATGTAGCCATGACAAAAAGCACCAAAGTGGTGAACTTCTTGAACATTTTTTTCCCTTTTAGGTATTGACAAATAAATTCATTTACTGTATAATGTGATATAAGTATTTATATCTCAACAAAAAGGAATAATCATGGATATTCGTATTTTAAAATTGGTTACAGGTGAAGAAATCATTGGTGAATTGATTGGTGATGGTGGTAAAATTACCATTAAAAATCCTGTGCTTGTTGCAGTTATGCGTGGAAAAGATGGACAACCAAATGTTGGATTCGCACCCTTTCCTACATACGTTGAAGAAGTCAAAGATGCAACTATTGACTTTAGGCTTGAACACGTTGTATACTGTTATGTTCCTGCCGCAGACTTTTGTAAAAATTACGAACAAATTTTTGGTCTCGGTCTAATTCTTCCCGGCGACAAAAAAATTATTACAGGATGATGACAAAAAATTTCTATACAAACGTTCAATCTATTGGCGGCAAAATTCTTTATCGTGGTGTTCGTGGCGGTAAAAAAGTAAAGGTCAAGATTGATTACGAGCCTAAGTTATATTTGCCTGCCACAAAAGTAACCACACATAGATCACTTGAAGGTCTACCTCTGGTAGAGAAGAAGTTTGATTCTATCTATGATGCAAGAGACTACATCAAAAAATTTGATGGTGTTTCTGGTGGACCAAAAATTTATGGTCAAACCAGATATGAATATGCTTTCATTGCTGAACAGCACACCGATATGGTCGAGTGGGACCAAGACAAAATTGATGTGGCCATCATCGATATTGAGGTTGGTTCAGAAAATGGTTTCCCTGATCCGTATCTAGCTAACGAACCAATTACTGCGATTGCTTGGAAAACCCTTGGTGGCCATATGCATGTTTGGGGTTGTGGTGAATTTAATAATGAAACTCCTGATGCAATTACATATCACAAATGCAAAGATGAGTGGTCTTTGTGTAAATCTTTCATCACAGCTTGGATTGCCAGAACACCAGATGTATTGACTGGTTGGAACACCAAGTTCTTTGATGTACCTTATCTTGTGAATCGTTTTCGTAAAATTCTTGGTGAAGATGAAGCCAAGAAAATGTCACCTTGGAACTTTATTTCGGAACGCAAGACCGTTATCAATGGTCGTGCAATGACGGCATATGGTTTCCTTGGTGTTGAACAACTAGATTATATTGAACTATACAAATGGTATGCGCCGGGTGGTAAATCACAAGAATCATATCGTTTGGATAATATCGCCAACGTGGAAATTGGCGAAAGTAAAATATCATATGATGAGTATGATAACCTTCATCAACTTTATAGGTTGAACTTCCAGAAATTCATTGAGTATAACATCAAAGACGTTTTGCTGATTGAAAAGATGGAAGATAAACTGAAGTTGATTGAACTTGGTTTAACTTTGGCCTATGATACGAAATGCAACTATGAAGATATCTTTGCACAGACTCGTATGTGGGATTCAATGACCTATTCATATCTCTACAACCAAGGCATTATTGTGCCACCAAGAGAAGTGCAGGATAAAGATTCGGCATTTGAAGGTGCATATGTAAAAGATCCTCAGGTTGGAAAACACGATTGGGTGGCTTCGTTTGACTTGAACAGTCTGTATCCACACTTAATGATGCAGTATAATATTTCACCCGAAACATTAATTGATCCTTCCAATTATACACAAGAAATGCGAAACATTCTTTCACAAGGTGTTTCTGTTGAAAAGATGTTGAAGAAAGGTGTTGATACATCGAATCTTACTGATGCAACTATCACACCTAACGGACAATTTTTCCGTACCGATATTCAAGGTTTCTTACCAAAGATGTTGGAAGAAATGTATGAAGATCGCAAGAAATTTAAAAAGATGATGTTGAAAGCACAACAGGAGAAAGAGAATGAAAAAGATAAATCGAATTACTACGAACACGAAAAACGAATCGCCAGATACAACAACCTACAACTTGCAAAGAAAGTATCCCTCAACTCTGCCTACGGTGCTTTGGGAAGCCAGTATTTTAGGTTTTATGACCTACGCATGGCTCTGGGAGTCACTACTGCGGGTCAACTCTCAATTCGTTGGATCGAAGGCAAAATCAACGAATGGATGAACAAGGTTCTACAAACAGAAAACCGTGATTATGTTATTGCATCTGATACCGATTCGATCTATCTACGTATGGGTGATTTGGTTGATAAAGTCTATGGCACCGGCGAAAAGAATTCTGTTTCTCCTAATATTGACAGACAAAAAATTATCAACTTCATGGACAAAGTTTGTGAAGAAAAGATTCAACCATATATTGATAAATCATATAAAGAATTGGCAGATTATGTCAAGGCTTACGATCAGAAGATGCAAATGAAACGTGAAGGTTTGTCCGACAAAGGCGTATGGACGGCCAAGAAACGATATATTCTAAATGTGTATAACAATGAAGGTGTTCATTATTCTGAACCTAAGATGAAAGTCATGGGATTGGAAATGATTAAATCTTCCACACCATCTGCTATCCGTGAAAAGATGAAGTCTACCATCCAACTGATGATGACTGGTACTGAAACGGAAGTGCAGGAGTATATTGCCAAATTCAGAGAGGAATTTAAAAAGTTACCACCAGAAGAAATATCTTTTCCACGTGGTCTGAATGGGCTAAATACTTATTCCGATTCGGTAACTCTTTACAAAAAAGGTACACCAATTCATGTTCGTGGTGCTCTTGTATACAATCAACACCTGAAACAATTTGGTCTAGAAAAGAAATACCAAAAAATTCAAGAAGGTGAAAAGATCAAATTTACCTATCTCAAAATGCCGAATCCTATGAAAGAAGATGTGATTTCATTCCCTACCAGAATTCCAAAAGAATTTCAGCTTGACGAATATATTGATTATGATGTACAATTCGAAAAGGCGTTTCTTGAACCAATCCGCATTATTCTAGATTGCATGGGTTGGAAAACAGAAAAGAGTTCTTCATTGGAAGATTTTTTTGCTTAAAGGATTAATATGAGTATACTTGACAAAATTAAAAAGAATAGTTCTATCAAAGATTCTGCTATTCTATCCAAATCAAAATTTTTCACACAAAAGGATATGATTCCTACATCCGTACCAGCAGTCAACATTGCGTTGTCTGGTAAGTTGGATGGGGGCCTAACTCCTGGTCTTACAATGTGGGCAGGTCCATCCAAACATTTTAAGACTGCATTTTCCTTATTGATGGCCAAATCTTATATGGACAAATATGAAGATGCTGCATTGCTTTTTTACGATTCTGAATTCGGTACTCCGCAGTCTTATTTTGATAGCTTCGGCATCGATACTGACAGGGTGCTCCATACTCCTATTACAGACATTGAACAGTTGAAATTTGATATTATGAATCAACTCACAAATATTGAACGTGGTGAACATGTCATTATTGTTGTTGATTCGATTGGTAATCTTGCTTCTAAGAAAGAAGTTGAAGATGCTTTGGATCAAAAGTCTGTTGCTGATATGAGCCGTGCTAAACAAGTTAAAAGTTTGTTTCGTATGGTGACGCCGCACCTAACCATGAAAGATGTTCCAATGGTTGTTGTCAACCACACATACAAAGAAATTGGCATGTTTCCTAAAGATATTGTTGGTGGTGGTACAGGTTCTTATTATTCTGCTGATAACATCTTTATTCTTGGCCGTCAACAAGAAAAAGACGGAACCGAAATCACAGGTTACAATTTCATCATCAACGTAGAAAAATCCCGTTATGTTAAAGAAAAATCTAAAATACCTGTCAATGTATCTTTTGATGGTGGTATTAATAGGTGGTCTGGTTTACTTGACCTTGCTCTTGAATCTGGACATGTTATTAAGCCAAGTAATGGGTGGTATTCAAAAGTAAATATTGAAACTGGTGAAGTTGAAGAAAAGAAATATCGTGAGAAAGACACCAACACATCTGAGTTTTGGATTCCTGTTTTAAAACAACAATCGTTCCGTGATTTTGTTGAAAGCAAATATCGTGTTGCTGCATCGGAAATTTTACAAGATTCCGATATTGAACAAACATTTGCAGAGAGTGAATGATGATTGAAGGTTTAGATTACTGCTTCATTTATCCAAAAGAAGATGGTGCGGCAGTTCACATTAGGTTTTTAGATGGACCATATAAAGATACCGTATTCAAATATGGTAAAGTTAAATTCAAAGAAGAAAATGAACAGGTCTATTTACTTTTTGCTTATGATGTGATAGAATCACCAGTTAAGAAACCAGGTAAGTTAGAAAAAGACGGTGATTTTAAAAACTACATTGGTGACCTATTGGTCGAACTAATGTCACAAAATATGGAACAGGACATAATTGATGAAACTGGAACAAATGATTCTGAAGAATCTAATTTACAATGATGAATACTTACGCAAAGTACTCCCTTTTATTAAAGCCGACTACTTCACGGATAGGACCGATAGAACAATCTTCAATGAAATTTCCAAATTCGTTGAGGACTATAATTCTACACCAACGATTGAAGCACTTGAATTGGCCGTCAAAGAAAGGCGAAATCTCTCAGATGATGAAGTGGAGAAGTGCGAAACTTGTTTACAGGAGATTGTCAAATTTAAGGATGAACAATCCAAGATTGACTGGTTGGTTGATAAAACCGAAAAATTCTGTCAAGAGAAGGCCATATACAATGCAGTATTGGGGTCTATTTCAATCCTCGATGGGAAGGACAAAACCCAAGATAAGGGGTCCATACCTAAGTTACTTTCCGATGCCCTCGCAGTAAGTTTTGATAGTTCTGTAGGCCACGATTATTTGGAGAATAGTGATGAACGTTTTGAATTTTATCATAGAAAAGAAGAACGAATTCCTTTTGATTTGGAATACTTCAATAAAATTACAAAAGGCGGTCTTCCTATTAAAACTCTTAATATCGCTCTTGCTGGTACCGGTGTTGGTAAGTCTCTCTTTATGTGTCACGTTGCCGCTGGTTGTATGGTGCAAGGCAAAAATGTACTGTATATCACTATGGAAATGGCTGAAGAAAAAATTGCTGAACGCATAGATGCAAACTTGCTGAACGTAACAGTAGATGATTTGGTTAGTCTACCAAAAGAAATGTATGATAGAAAGATAGAAAAGGTTCGTTCAAAGACTGTGGGTAAACTTATTATCAAAGAATATCCAACTGCGGCCGCATCTGTTACACACTTTAGGACTTTGTTAAATGAACTCAATCTCAAGAAAAGCTTTGTTCCTGATATTATCTTTGTGGATTACCTCAATATTTGTTGTAGTTCTCGTATTAAAGCCGGAGCTAATGTCAACTCTTATACCTATGTCAAGGCAATTGCCGAAGAATTGCGAGGTCTTGCCGTTGAATTCGGAGTTCCAATTGTTTCTGCTACACAGACAACTCGGTCAGGTTATACAAGTTCCGATCCCGGACTTGAGGACACAAGTGAGTCTTTTGGTTTGCCAGCTACCGCCGACTTGATGTTTGCGTTGATTACATCCGAAGAACTAGAAGAACTTGGCCAAATTATGGTCAAACAGTTGAAGAATCGTTACTCCGATCCAACAATGTATAAGAGATTTACCATAGGTGTTGACAGATCAAAAATGAAACTATATGATGTTGAACAATCAGCACAAGATGGTCTGGCTGATGCTGGCATTACAGATAAACCCCTGAATACTTTTGGCAATCGTGAAAAACCAATGAAGAAGAGCTTTGATGGATTTAAAGTTTGATGATGCACTATATTGTGCAAAGGTGTTTGAAGATTACTTTGGTAATTTTAATCGCATCGATGAATACATGAGAGACCAAAAGTTGGCTTCTCTTTCTGAGTTGCCAACTAATCCTTTATTTCCATTGGAAGATGAATTGTTTTCTGATTTCAAAATGCATCCAAAAGATATGAATTTTGAAGTTGTTGGTATGGCACAATCAGAATGGGAAACACTACTGAATATTACCTCTTCACACATCAACATTTCACCTGTTGGCCGGCAAATAAGATTGGGTGTAAAAGAAACCAATACAGATAAATGGGTTGGATTTATCCGCCTTGGTTCTCCTGTTATCAATATGAAACCTCGTAATGAATTACTTGGTCAGGTTTTTACACAACAACCTGAATGGTCCAAACGATTCAACGATTCTGCTTTGATGGGTTTTGTGATTGTTCCATCACAACCTTTCGGTTTCAATTATCTTGGCGGAAAGTTACTTGCAGGTATCTGTACCTCACATGAAGTCAGAGAGATTGTGAATAAGAAATATGGAATGAATCTGTGTCTGTTTGAAACAACAAGTCTATATGGATCATCAAAAACTGTATCACAATATGATGGTATGAAACCATATATACGTTATAATGGATTAACCGATAGTGACTTTGTTCCCATGATGCATGGTAAACCCTATGAGAATCTAAAAAACTTTGTGGAAAGTAAAGTTGGTGAGATTATCGATCCGGAAGCCTCAAGTAAAAAGCTTAAGATTACAATGAGAATTATAGCTCTAACTAAATCAGCCCTAAAGGATACTGATGAAGGACGGACATTCATATCAACGATTGAGAAGGCTAAAGGGTTGACAGAACAGAAGCGATATTACCATTCTGACTATGGTTTTAAAAATATGAAAGATTATATTAATTGTAAAACTGATAAATTATCACCTGGTGAAAATTATGAAAAACATCATTTGAAGAATTTGATTGAGTGGTGGCGAAACAAAGCTTGCAATCGGTATGAAACTTTATATAATGAAGGTCGATTGAGAACTGAATTAGAAGTATGGACTTCAGGAAAAGATATTCAAATCATCAGATAAATATTTCTATTTAAGGTCAATAATGGCACAACAAGGTTTCGAATACGAAAAGAACGCAGCAAAAGTTTTAAAACCATTAGGTTTGGTTCCAAAATCTTTTGTTCCTGCTGGCGCAGGCCATGACCAGCCTGATTTGATGTTGGAACATAACAATAAGAAATCAGGTTGCGAATTGAAAATTTCAGCTGCATCAGCAGGTTCTCTTGTGTTAAAGTATGACGGGAAAAATAAAAGAAACCCATGGTCTTTCAATAAAATTCAAGAAGATGATGCAGAAAAAATGTTCATCAAAAATCTTGCGGAAGAAATTGGTGTGTATGATTTGCTTAAGAAAAACTGGAAAAGTATTCCTCTGAAAAGAGAGAAGGACGATTTATTACCTTTACAAACAAAAGGTATGTCTAAAAAACAAATATACGAAAGAGACAGAGATACTTTTCCTGATATTAAAGGTGAAATTTCTGCTTCTAAAATTGAAGAATACTATAACAAGAAAGATACATACTATGTAAACGTTGGAACACATGGATTTTATTTGATGGGAAGTTCAAACCCTTTGAAACTTAAAGATGTTCCTCGTTTTGGACAATCAGCAAAAGCAATATATCGTATTCGTGTACAATATAAGGGCAGCGACAACTATCAATTTACCTTTGAAATGCAGTTTTCTATTCCTTCTTCTAAAAAATCTCCGTTTAATATTGCACCGGTGGATGGAAAATCGGTTAATATAATTAAGAATCAAATGAATTTGGGTTGTTTCGTATAAAATAATTGAATAAAGGATATTATGAGTGCAACTGTGATTATACCAACCACGGGTTCTCCAGAGTTGGAAGATGCTGTAAAAGGTGTGATGAATCAAACATATGATACCATGTGCTATGTTGTAGCTGATGGTATTCAAACACATTCAAAAACGAGAATTATTACCGATAATTTTCTATCAAGAAAAAAATTAGAAAAGTGTTTTCTACCAATTAATGTCGGTGCCAACGGATTCTATGGCCATCGTGTTTATGCAGCATTTACACACCTAATCAATACCGACTATGTTCTTTACCTGGATCAAGACTGTTGGTTCGAACCAGATCACGTAGAACAATGTATCGAAATCATGAAAGAGAAAGACCTGGATTGGTCCTATTCACTCCGTAAGATATGTGACAAAGAAGGCAATTATATTTGTAACGATGATTGCGAATCTCTTGGTAAATGGCAAACGTATCATGGAGTAAATCACATAGATACTAATTGCTATTGCATAAAAACATCGGTTGCGATAAAATTAGCAAGTGTATGGCATGGCGGTTGGGGCCAAGACAGAGTTTTTCTTTCTGTGTTATCTCAACATTTTCCTAAATTTGATTGTACTGGTAAATACACAGTTAACTATCGTGTTGATGGAAATCCGGGTTCTGTTAATGCAGAATTCTTTTTAAAAGGCAATGAAATTATGAAACAAAAATATAATGGAGAGTTCCCATGGATAAAAATTTAATTATTGGTGGTTTTACAAGATATGGTATTAACGAGTTAAAACCTTGGGTTTTATCTGCGAAAGAACATGGCGGTGAAAATTGCGATGTTGTATTGTGTGCGGGTGAAACTACCGAAGAAACTACTAAGTGGTTGGAAGAACAAGGAGTAATTGTTTTTCCTATGGCCAAAAACGATAATATTCCTATTCACGTATATCGTTTTCTTTATATCTATGAATATCTAAGAAACTTTTGGGCAAACTATCATTATGTTGTAGTGACAGATGTTAAAGATGTTTATTTCCAAAAGAGTCCTTTCGATTTCTTTGAAACAGCTTTTGATTCACCAGGAAATTTAAGACTAGTGATTGCAGGTGAAGCTCTAAGATATTGTGATGAACCTTGGGGTAACGAAAATCTTTTCAAATCATATGGACCATACGTTCATGGTTTATTTAAAAATATGCCAATCTATAATGTTGGAACTTTTGGTGGTCATGCAGATTATGTTATGGATATGGTTTTTCACATTTTCACAAACGCCATCAACAGACCGATTCCAATTTGTGATCAGGCAGTATTCAATGTTTTAATCAACACACAACCATTTAAAGATAGTATTGTAGCTTCATATCATTGGGCTTGCGAAGCTGGAACTGTTGCTGATCCTACAAAGATCAACGATTTTAGACCAAAATTGCTTTCGGCTGAACCTGTATTCCAGGATGGACTGGTAAAAACACACGATCAATATGTATATCCAATCGTTCACCAATATGATCGTGTTCCCGAATGGAAAAAGTTCGTCCAAGAAAAGTTTGGTCAACAAGACGATAGTGGTTCGTTCGTCTACAAGGTTTAATCATGAATGATGTGATTGTTTTTAATACAGAAAACCAAGCATTTGGTATTCAACAACAATCTTTTAAATGTTCTGGTTACGGTCTAGGTGCATTGATTAAAGATTTGAAAAATCCAAGAGCAATTGAAATTGGTTGTGATATTGGAGACACAGCCAATTTTCTATTAGATTCAAATCCCACTTTGAATTTAACTTCTGTTGATCCTTATATGGAATACCAAGACTGGAACGGCAGAATGATGAACGAACGTGAAGAAATGTGTAAAAGAATGAATGACAGATTAAAAGGTTATTCAAACAGATTTACACACATTCGTAAAACATCTGATGATGCATCCGGATTATTTGGTGATGGTGAATATGATTTGGTCTTTATTGATGGTTTACACACCTATGAACAATTAACGATTGACTGTGCAAACTATTATTCCAAGGTTAAACCTGGAGGCATTTTTGCTGGCCACGATTTTACCGCCATCGAAGGTGTCAATCGTGCAGCCAAAGAGTTTGCTGTTAAAGTAGGCAAAGAAATTCTAACAACAGAATGTGATGTTTGGTATTGGATTAAATGAAAATTGCATTATGTTTTTCTGGTCAAACCAGATCGTTTGAAAAAGGTTACGAATATTTCAAGCGCAATCTTTTGGATCACTATGATGTTGATGTTTATATCCATAGTTGGAAAAGAACCGCAACTGAAGGTGTGTCTTGTGTAAATGGACTATACAAACCTAAAGATTATCTTTTTGAAGATAAGTTGATGTGTGATTACGATTCAATTTACACCAGAACACCGGATGCAGTTAAACACCCACCACGATTCACCTATTCAATGTTTTACTCAAAGAATGAGGTGTTGAAACTTATTGATGGGCAATATGATTGGGTCATTTCTACAAGGACCGACTATGCGTTAAATGTGGTAATACCTTTTTCAGAACTGAATAATTCAAAACTGTATATACCAAACTGTCGTATGGTACCAGAACGAGATTTTGGCAACGATCAATTTGCATTTAGTTCACAAAAAAACATGAAAAAGTATATGTCCACTTTTGAACGTATAGATGAATACTATGAAAATGGTGCAAACTTTATTGGTGAAAATCTGATGCAAGCCAATTTGAGATATCATGGTCTTTGTGGTGAGAATCTCGTCTATGTCAATATGAATAATCCATTTCCACCAGGACCATATAATGGAACATGGCACTCTTTGATTCGTGATGATATAGAACAATGGAAAAAATAATTAAAGAGTTACAAGGTCATTCTGGTTCAAAAGTTTATTTGAAAGAGATTGAAGGTGTTTATTGTGTCGAAAAGATCGGTAACACAAAACGCAATCTTGAAAGAATGTCCGAATTAACAAAACTGGGATATCATGTTCCAAAAGTATACCTATCAATCGATGATAGTCTACTGATGGAATATATCCATGGTTTGGACATGAAGAATTATTTGATTCATAATAATATCAATCAGTTGTTCAATTTCATCAACGAAACAATGGATAGTTTTTCTAATGAATCTGAAATGAAAGATTACACAGAAACATACTACAATAAATTGGCTTGGTTGGACAAATCAAAAGATATGCCATTCACAAAGTATGATTTAATTGCAAAATTACCAAAAGTTCTTCCTAAATCCACATATCACGGCGATTTTACACTAGAAAATATATTGCACACAAACACAGGTTTTGTTATGATTGATCCTGTCACGACAGAATATGATTCTTATGTGTTCGATCTTGCAAAACTAAGACAAGACATAGAATGTAAATGGTTTTTACGCAACTCGGAAGTTAAACTAGATACCAAGTTAGAGATATTAAATTCAAAAATCAAACATTCATTTTCACAAGATATTGACGATTCACTATTAATATTAATGTTATTGAGAGTAATTCAATATTGTGAACGTGGTGATAATAATTACAATTTTTTAATGAAAGAGATTCATAGATTATGGAAGTAATTGTACCAGCAGCTGGTCTTTCTACCAGATTTCCAAATATGAAGCCCAAATATCTATTATATGATTATAAGGGTGAAATGATGTTGATGAATGCCTTGAGAACCTTTAGACAGAAAGGATTTAGAATTCATATAGGCATATTAAAAGAACACGAAGAAAAGTATGGTGTTATTGAACAGATACAACATGAATGGGCTGACAATATCAATTATGTGATTATTGATAAACCAACCAGAGGTCCGGCCGACACAGTATATCAAATCATTAAATCCGCAGGATTACACACTTCCGAGATATTCATTAAAGATTGTGATAGTTTTTTTGAGCATGATATTACCGAAGGCGACAACTACGTTTGTGTTACAAAAATTTCACAACATGAAATCCTAAAGAAGTTGGCATCAAAAAGCTTTACAATTGCTAACAATAATGGTATAATAACGGATATCGTAGAGAAAGAAGTTGTGTCTGACACCTTTTGTGTCGGTGGTTATAAGTTTTCATCAGCAATGTTATATAAACAGGCTTTTGAAGAATTAAACACTAATAGGGAAGTGTTTGTTTCAGATGTAATTGGTCGTTGCATCAATAATCTACAAATCTTTACTAACAAGTATATTACAGATTATGTTGATGTTGGTACTGCAAATGATTGGTTTGAATATAATGATAAACCAGTCATTTTCTGTGATATTGATGGAACAATCATACAGAACCAGACACGTGTTGGTTCAAATAGTTATGAGAGCAAACCTATTCCTTTGCATAAGAATATCAAACGATTGTTAGAATTACAAGCCAAAGGTGCTCAATTTATCTTTACATCAGCAAGACCAAACGAATATACCAGTATCACCAGACAAATGTTGTATGACCTTGGGTTTATGAGTTTCAATCTCATTTGTGGTTTGCAGAATTCAAAACGCATACTGATTAATGATTATAATGAATCAAATCCATATCCAAGGGCAGTTGCAATCAATCTTTATAGAAATGATGATAAATTAAGTGATTTTTTATGATTATGCCTGACAAAAACCTATTCATCGTTACTTCAGCGTTAAAACCTTTGGTAAGTCCTTTTAGTGACGGTGAAAGATTTCAACAAACAGTAGATGGTCTAAGATCAATTCGCAAGATTGTTCCTGATGCAATTATCGTAACAACTGATGCTTCTATACGTGCATTGACAGATTTAGAAAGAACTTCAGTTGCAGAAAAGTCAAATTATTTTATTGATATGACGCAAGATGCTGATGTTTTAAAACTATCTCAAGTTGGTCAAAAAGGTCTTGCTGAAAATCTAATGTTATACAAAACATTACTTACACTTAAACAGAATCCAGACACATCAAAAATGATGAGTTCGGTTAAAAGAATCTTTAAGTTTTCTGGTAGAAGTGTTTTGTTGGAAGGTTTTAATGCAGAAGAACATGATATTTTTGGTAAATTCGTTTTTAAGAAAAGAATACCAACTTGGATGCACAATAAAGAAATATCGGATCTTCTAATCACCAGAATGTTTTCTATGTGTCCATCATTAATAGACACGTACCTTGAAGTCATTAGAAAAAACATACCAGTAATTCAACAAGGTTTTGATACTGAACATGCACATTTCCATAATATTCCAAAAGAATATCTGGTCGAATTGGACCAAATTCATTGTTTTGGATGGTTGTCTGGAAATGGCAATATTGAATATTATTGACGCTATATATCAGTTTCAATATTTGTTTAGTTTAGAACCGTATATTTAAATCTTATATAAATATACCGCAGGCAACCAAAGTGTGTTGCATTTCAAAAGGTATCAATGAGAGATTTCGTCACATATATCCGTGAACAGGCTGAAGAAGCCGAAGGCGGAAAATTAAAACACATTACTCATGCGGAAGATAGACCTTTGCAAAAAGGTGCAGAAGGTTTCGACCATGCCGTAGCCGCATTAAAACAAGCACACCAGCATATTAAGTCTGGTGGCAACAGTTCGCATTTGACTATGAAATATGATGGTTCACCATCTATCGTGTTTGGTCATCACCCAGAAACAGGTAAGTTTTTTGTTGCGTCAAAATCCGCTTTCAACAAAACACCAAAAGTTAACTATACACATGCCGATATATTAAAAAACCATGGTCACGCACCAGGTTTAATGGCCAAGTTACATGATGCTTTGAATCACCTAAAGAAAGTCGCACCAAAAACTGGTGTTTATCAAGGTGATTTGATGTTCTCTGGTGATGATAAGAAAGAAACAAAACAAGGAGTTTCTTTTACACCAAACACTATTCAGTATACGGCAAAGGGTGAAGAAGCTGATAAGGTTAGAAAAGCAAAGCTTGGAGTAGTGGTACACACGCAATATCATGGTGATTCTGCAAAAGCCATGAGTGCCGATCCGCATCCAGACCTACACAACTTCAAAAATCACCCAGACGTTTGGAGAATTTCACCAAACCATGATACCAAACAAGTACACTATTCTGTTGATGACCAAGGTGAATTCAATAAACATATTAAAGCCGCACAAGAAATTCACGATAAAAATGGTCAAAAGATGTATTCTGCTGTAAGTCCACATAGTGGTGAAGGCGGTCATCTAGAACAATATATTAACCATACAGTAAGAACAGACGAAAAACCAAACGCAGAAGGTCTATCAAAATTCATACAGGATAAGTATAAAAAGGCCGGTGAAAAATTAAAGACTCCTGCTGCTCAAGGTAGAAAACAAGCTGAAGCAAAATTACATGTCGATCATATTAAAAAGAATAAACAACAATATGATAATTTATTAAAGATGCATCACCATCTACAACAAGCAAAAGATGTGTTAGTTAGAACATTAAATCAACATGAAGGTGGATTAGAACATCACGTAGAAGTTGAAGGTGGTAAACTAAAAAGAACAGATCCAGAAGGATTTGTTGTTCATCATGCAGGTGAACCAACAAAGTTAGTAAATCGCAAAGAATTCAGTAAGATAAATCTGTTAAAAGTACGTAAATGAAATCATTTTCACAGTTATTAAGAGAAGAAGAAACTAAAGAAAACCATCATGTGATGGCCTTTGGCCGCATGAATCCTCCAACCACAGGACACTTGAAACTAATCGACAAAGTTAAAGGTGTTGCACAAAAGGTCGGCGGAAAGCATTCCGTTGTTGTTTCACATTCACAAGACACAAAAAAGAATCCTCTAAGTGGAGAACAAAAACTCAAACACTTAAAGCGTTATTCTCCTGGAACAAACTTTGCAACTTCATCAAAAGAGCATCCAACATTTTTGCACCATGCAGCTGAGTTACACAAAAAAGGTGTAACTCATTTACATATGGTTGCTGGTTCAGACCGTGTCAAAGAATACCATGATAAACTACACCAATATAATGGTACACACAAAGGTGCATTGTACCATTTCAAAAAGATAACCGTTCATTCTGCTGGCCATCGTGACCCAGATGCAGAAGGTACAGAGGGCATGTCTGGTTCTAAAATGCGTGAACATGCTAAAAACAAAGATTTTTCATCTTTCCGTCAAGGTGTCCCACATCATGTTTCCGATACACATGCAAAAGAATTGATGCATGATGTTCGTCGTGGTATGGGTCTACACGAAAATGTCAATCGTGGCATGTTCAAAGCCATTTTTGTTACTGGTGGACCTGGTTCTGGTAAAGATGTTATTTTGCGTGAAGCAATTGCCGAAAGCAGAGCTGTGGAAATCAATTCGGTTCAGGCCTTTGAATACTTAGCCGATAAGCAAAAATTAACAGAAAGAACGGCTGATTATCGTAGAGAAGCAATTAGAACTCGTAAACCATTGATTATTAATGGTCCTGCCGATAAACAAAATGAGATGTTCTGGATCAAGGAAGAACTGGAAGAATTAGGATACGATACATTAATGGTTTTCGTTGAAACTTCAAATGAAACAAGTAAAGAACGCAACGAAAAACTGACAAAAATGATTGCTGAATCCATAAGACAGAAGAAGTGGAAAGAAGCACAAACAAACAAAGAACTATACCAGAATAAATTTGAACACTTTATTGATTTGAATAATAGTGGTTCGTTAGAAGAAATAGAAGAAGATATTACAGATATATACCAAAGTATCAACGATTTTATTGATATCAAGATTCTAAATGAGGAAGCATACCTGTGGTTAGAGAATCACGGTAAGCTAAATAATAATATTCACCAGTCTTTTGTTGAGGAACAAAATTATGTTAAGAAAGATTCTAGATTTATTCAGAAGCTCAAAGAAAGTAGAAGAAAGCCATCCATTGGACTTTACGGAAAGGACAGCAGCGGTTCCGAACCAAAACTCCGTGCAGGAGCAGGCCCCACAGCAGACCGTCCAGGAGATATCCCAGCCGATAATCGAGCAGGAGATCCAAACGCAGACAACATCAAGTGGGACAGAAACGCCAAGCGTGGAAGTTACACCTTCAGAACCTACTCCGAGTCCAAAGAAGGGTCGATCAAAATCTTCCCAGAGCCAAAAGAAAGCAACTTCAAGCAAGACAAAGAAAAAGTAAAGAGTAAAAAAAACAGATTTGTTGACTCTCCTACAGTTAATCAAAGGTTGAGAAACCAATCTGGAATTGGTCCTGAATTTGACACTCGCCAACAGGGAACAGTATACCCTATGTCTGGATTGGGCGATGTTACTTACAGAGAAGATAAAAATTTTGGTAAGTTTAGAAAAACAATTAATGAGTATAATGGATTTCAAAACGATCAAGAATCTGGATTTGCTGGAACACTAAGCGGTGCAGATAATAAAGAACCGATTGAAAATCCTAAAGATAAAGTTGGTTATACCTACGATACAATAAAACGAAAAAAGGCAGGCAAAAAATGATCAATCTTAACAAAAAAGATTCTGTTGCAGATTCAGTAAAATCCATTTTAGAGAAAAAAGAACTTTCTCCAAAACAAAAGCAAATTGCTAAAATGTCTCCTCCAGCAGATAAGATTGATGCTGGTGATTTAGCTAAGCTTCGTGCTGGTCAGAAACCAGTTAAAGAAGCAGCTAAGCCAGATTTCTTGGATCTAGATAAAGACGGCAATAAAAAAGAACCAATGAAACAAGCTGCCAAACAAGCCAAAATGAAAGAAGAAGTAACAGACACATTAAAAGGTCGTGAAAAGAAATCTGCTGATCCTTATTTGTCTAAGAAAGTTAAGATTGCTGGTGATGTAAAAGAAGAAATTGAACAGATTGAAGAAAAAGAAAAATGGATCCAAAAGGCTATCAAAAAGCCAGGCGCCCTACACAAACAACTACATGTTCCTGCTGACAAAAAGATTCCTGCCGAAAAACTAAAAGCCGCAGCAGAAAAAGGTGGTAAATTAGGTAAGCGTGCCAATTTGGCCATGACATTGAAGAAGTTCAAAGAAGAATACGAAGAACATTCAATTTTCGATCAAATGATCCAAGAAGTATTATCTAAAGATGCAAAAGCTGGTGATTGGATTCACGATTTTGTTCATTCTGATAATCCTAAGTTTAAAGGCAAATCAACAGAAATGCGTAAAAAGATGGCTTTAGCCGCTTATTATGCAAAACAACGCAACGAAGAAGTTGAAACCGATATTTGTCCAGACTGTATGCAAGATCCATGCGTATGTGGTGGAAATCATATTGAAGAAGAAGTTGAACAGATTGATGAATTGTCAAAATCAACTTTAGGTTCTTATGTGAAAAGTGCAGCAAGAGATGTTGGTGCTTCTCGTAAACTTTCCGCCGATTTCCAGAATCAGGCAGATAAAGCTAGAAAACCTAGCTCAAAAGCAGCATCATCCAGTCTTTCTAAAAAATTCATGGCTACGGCCCAAAAACGTCATGCAGGTATTGGTAAGGCAGTTGAGCGTTTGACCAAAGAAGATACCGAACAAGTAGAAGAAAATGCATTTGATTGGAAAAAACCAAAACCACCAGAATCAAAAGGTGGATCAGGCGTTAAAGCTGGTCGTGCATATGGTGGTGCTGCACAAAAAAGCAAACCAGAACATGATGAACCAGAAGATAAAAAAAAAGTAACTGAGTCTAAAAGACCAGAAACTGATAACGTTCCATTTGAAGGTCCATATAATCCAACATCCAAACCAGCAACTGTTACAGACAAATCTGGTGCAAAACACACACCAATGTCCAGAGTTAAACATTTGGCTAAACAAGCAATGAAAAGAATGAAAACTGAAATGCTTGGCAAAACAGGTACAACCGAAGATAAGGCATGGAAATGAGCAGAAAAGCAAGAATAGTTAAGGATACGGTAAAAGGATGTGGTTGTAGTAAGCCAACATTCGGTACCGATCCTAATGATCCTTGGTCAGCCAAAGCAAACATAACAGAAACTGCTTTGTTAGACAAATACCTGAAATCAAGGGGTATTAATCCAGAATTTGCAACAAAAGATATTAAAGTTGCACATTCTAAGACAAATGCATATAAAATGTGGGCGACACAGCATTTAAATGATCCTGTAAAAGAATCTATTTCTTCTCAACACACACCAACACAAAAGAGATTACACGCTTTGAAAAAGGCACAACACATGAATAAAGAAATTCGTGTTGCTGATGGCCATAAACAATTACACTCTGAGGCAACAGACAAAAAAGATACTGTTACATTTGATATTCCTTTATTGATTCGTGTTTTGGAACTTGCACGTGAAGATTTAAAATCTGATATGGATCTACACCGTGTTGTGGAAAAATTGATTGAAATTCGCAAAAAAGGTATGTTAACGATGGATGATTACGATACAGTAGCCAACATCAAAGAAGCCGTTGAGTATCTAAATGAATTGTCACCAGAACTATTGAATCGTTACAGAGATAAAGCAGGTCAATCAGCCAAGGATTTGGCATCAAAAGGTGAGTATAAAAAATCCAACAAACGTTGGATGGGGCATATGAAATCTACTGGAAAACAAATCGAAAAGATGTTTAAAAAAGAAGATGTTTTCCATGGATCCGACGCAGCCACACAAATGCCATTTGACGGTGCAAATAATCCTGATGATGTAATTCCTGCAAAACGCAAGAATATGAAAGAAATGTCAAAGTCAGCAAGAATCATTAAGTCCATCTATAAAAAGAAGGGCATTAAAGAAGATATGTTTGACCATGAAAAAGAAGATAAACCTGTTGCATCACCCGGTAAAAAGACCAAGTTGCAAAAACCTGGCGTTGACGCTATGACTAAAGAAGCACCACAAGCCGCAGCAGTTTTAAGTGGTGGTAAGACTATGACTGGTGCTCCAAGAGACACCATTGAGATTGATCCGATGATGAAAACCAAAAAACAAGCAACTTTCGGTTCAGAGAAACCAATTAAATAAATACAATATAACCCTCGGTTAAAAGGAGAATAAAATGTCATCTTGGGGAAATAACGACAACGCAGCTAACGCTCCATATTGGGCAGTTAGCTCAGCAATTGCAAAATCAGCAGCTGGAGCAGCAAATTCTGCACCAACAGCAGCCAATGTTGCGATTCTTTACAACAATACGACAGCTGACGCATATATTACAAATGAAACCATTGGTCTTTTCAATATTGACGGAAATGAAATTCAAGCACAAGGCCATGGCATGGGTGCTCATAAAGGATGGAATTTGAGAACCGTTGGTACTGGTGGTCGTGCAGGTCGTATACAAACAGAAACTTTAGTTGCATTGGCTAGCGTTAATGGTGATGGTGAAGATACAATTTATCAAGACGCCATCATTACAATTAGCACACAACCAGATTCAGTTGCAGGTCCAGTAAGTGCTGCTAGTGCAAATACCGTTTCATATTCTGTTGTAGCTTCAATTACTGCTGGCAATACTGCGGCTCCATTGACATATCAATGGCAAGTTAACAACAACGCCGGTGGTGTTTGGGTTGATTTGACCAACGGTAACAAGAATGGTTCTGGTATTCCTGCTAACACAATTATTAGTGGCGCTACAACCGCAACATTGACTGTTGATCCAACAAATGTGGATGCAAACAACTATGTGTTCCGTGCAGTTGTATCTGCAACAGGTACAGGTGCTACAGCAACCTCTGCCAATGGCCGAATTCTAATTTCAGCCTAATCAATAGGGGCTTCGGCCCCTTTTAATCATGTTTGATGATTTGAATGAAGAAAATTTCGTGATGTATGCGGTGAAACACTATAATTCACCACAATGCATTATGTCAGAATTTGAGGGAGATATCAAGCGTACCAAGTATCTGAAAAGATTGTTTAGAAGATACAAAGTGACGAAATCACTTAAAGAACGCTTGATATTGAACCACCTTATTTTATTGAACAATGTTTTTGGACCAGAGGTCAC